GTTCCTGAGCTGCTCCACCCATGCCCATCTGCATGGACATTACAGCCGCCACGGAAGCGGCTGGGTCGCCTTTCTTCACCACTTCAGCCAATACTTGATAGCGAGTCTTTTCAGCCTCTGCTTTGTATCTGGCAATCGTGACTTGAGTCTCAGAATATTTCTGATAGTCGTTTGTAGCGCAACCAGCAAGAGCTAAGACTGCGAGGGGTATTGCGAGTTTAATCATCTATTTTCTCCTTGAGGGATTCTCTCACTTGGTTGTAACTGGCGACGCAGGCTTGGAGGGCTCGGATGGCTTTGTCCCCGTCTGCTGTGATGGCGATAAGATTTGCAGAAGCCTGTCCGTCAAGTTCGGCTCTAGCTGTAGATTGATTTCCTCCGGCAGTTCCGGCGGTGTTGGCGGAACATACACTATTGGAGGAGAGGGGGATTGACAAGCGCACAGCCCCAGACTGCACATCAGCAGTGAGCTTAGTAATCTTAACTTGAGCTTCATTGTTAGCCTTCTTTAACGCAGATGCGGTCTGATTGACTTTTTCGTTCAGCTCTTGTTCTCTTGCTCTGGCTTGCTCGTTGGCTTTTGCAACTTTTGCAACAGCTTCTGAATAGCACTCTTGATAGCCTTGATGGTGTCCATAAAAATACGCTCCTATGATTGCAAATAAACTTGCCACTAACACATAAGGGTTAAACATCACTGACCTTTCATTGATGCTCTGGCTGCCGCCATTCTCTCACGTTCCTCGTCATGCTCCAACACGGGTGGTGTTTTTGGTGGAGGAGGTGGCGTCCAAGGCGTGTTCATTGCTGACATCACGCCTGAAGGCTGACTCATAAACGGCGCACCTAAACCCATAGGTTGCATTAACGGAGCAGAACCAAAACCCATGGGTTGCATTCCTATAGGGCCTGCGCATGGATTAGACAGTGGCATCATGGCTCGTGCTCCCATTATGGTAGCAAGAACTGAGAAAATGGATGTTGCTATGATTTTAAGTAAATCATGTGTCAGTTTGTCGTTGGGCGCCATGTCTTTCATGGGCTGTTCCACAGCCACAACACCATAGACAAAAAACACCACAATTGTTAACAAAATCATACAAAAAGTTAACATGATGGCGAACTTAGATATTGCATCCAACAAACGCACTATCCCGTTGACTTCTTCTTCTTTAAGGTTTTTTAGGCTTGTAAGCATCGGTCAACATCCAAGGACAGGTTTGTGTAACATCACATAATGGGGGCTTGCAATCTTCGTCTTCCCAATGCTCTGGGTCTTGACAATGATAGCGATACTGATTGTCGCAAGAAGACAAAAGAAGTATAGAAGTCAATAGTAATGCGTACTTCATTGGTTGTCTACTTTCTTCACGGCCTTCTCAACTCTGATTTCCATACTTCGTATATCAACATACATCCACGCAACCAAAGGCAAAAGCAACAACAAAATGATGAGAAGAAGGGCTATGACAGTGAGGAAAAGTGAGTCAGACTGATCATCATTCCCCATGTCCACGCTATCATTAGAAGAGTTGCCGTTATAACCAAGGCTCTGGTTTTGATTAAATCCGCCTTTTGCCTTCGTTGCCATTCAGCTCTCCGTTTAGCCAATAATTTTTCCCTTCGCGCCAAAGCTTGTTTTGTTGCAATATCACCTATTGTGCTATTCACTCTTGTGTATAAATCCTTCAATTCACGAGGAACGCTATACACCATGTAGTCGCTCAATTCTGTGTTTAACTTTTCCATCTGCAAATTGGCAATAACCAATTTTATAGCAATGTCCTGTCCTTCGTCATCTCCCACAGTCAACGCTAATTCTTCTTGTTCTTTGACATAATTTTTTAACCCATTGTATGCTTGGAAAAATTTAGTTAATGCATCTGCAACTTGGGTAAAAATTAAGTTTTCGTCAAACTCTGGGGGAGGCTGTTTTCTTTTTGGCTTAACGGTTTTATTCTCTTGAGGCTGTACCTCATTTGTTTCTTCTTTACGTCCAAACACCTCTGCAAAAAAGCCAAATATGCCTGTCGCTGACTTTTTAACATTCTTGACATCTTTGGCCACGCCTTGAACTTCATTGATTGTTTCTGTGACAAGCTGTCGTCCTTCTTTGTACATTTCGCAGGAGTCTTTAATAAACTTGAGTGCCCCCGAAGCCAAAGCGACCAACGTAAACGGATCAATTTCTACACCCAAAAGAACTTCTTAAAGAATTCTGCAGCCATGCCTGGGCCAAGAAGAGTCATGAGCATGACGCCATAGAGCAAATACTCTATCTTTGTCATGCGTCTTTCTCCGTCTTTTAATGAACGTACGATTTGGTTGTATCTCTCAGTACAAATGGCTTCATGCACCGCCAAATCCTTCTCCACTTGATCCATTTTCAGCTCCGATTATTGCAGTTGATGTTTCTCTGTCTATGGTTAGTTTGCCTATGCAAGTGAAGTTCCAGTCATTGCCATTTTTATCTTTTTCAGTTTCACATGGCACATTGATCTTTACGTTCTTGAATAAATATTCTTTTTCGCCTTCAAACACTCTCCAACAATGGTCTAAAGTTCCTCTTCCCTCTTGACCTCTTGTTTTGTTGAATCTTATTGAATACTTCACACAACCTCCGCTGCAGGCAGCGTGGTTGCTGTTACTGTTGCATTAACTGAATAATTGGCAACTAAATTAAAGTGAACAAATTTGATTGGTTTGTCACTAGCATGTCGAGTAAATGAGTGCGCCAACCAAGAATTAGCAAATATCATCATGCCTGGCTTGGGCTCAAAATTGATCATTTTGCTGGCTGGTGTTGCCATGCTAGGGTTTTGCTCAGGCAAATCAATTTGAACTTTGGCAGATCGTGGATCATGAAATACAACCCTTGAACAATTTTCAGGGGTTTCAAGAAAATAAAAACCAACTATTTGTGATCCAAATCCATGAACGTGTTGCTCCATAGAAGAATGCTTATGGTGTTCTTGTGTCCACATTTCAGTAAATGAAGTCACAAAATTCTGCATGGCATATCCTTGATCATTCAAAATATTCCAAGCTGTGCCCCCAATAAATCCTACAAAATCAGCCAATCTAGGATCATCAAAGTAATTACTACTCATAATTACTGGATAAATTTCATTTAACTCTTGTTTTTCTCTTTGCTCTTTTAATTTTTCTTCAGAAACTTGTTTGACTACATCCAAAAAGTCAGGGCGCTCAATAATGTAAATTGGGCATGGAAAATGTGACGCAACGTGAAGTTGGTTTTGTGTAACCACTTCAGCTACTGATTCAGCAGCTTTACAGACTTTTTTGTTCTTTGCCTTAGCCATTGTTTCCTCTTTATGTTGTAACTAGAACCCATGTTGCTGTGGGAAAGTCTAGTTTATACTCTTTTCCATCCGTTGGATATGGTGGCATTATTTGCCATGTATTTGTTGTTCCTTGCCAAAAATATTGTTTGCCATCTGTTGGCTTTGGTGTTGGGGGAACATAAGCGCAAATTGACTCATCAAATGTCCACGCAGTAAAGTTACTTGAATTAGGATTTGCAGCCCATGCATCTTTTACAGCTTGTTGTTTTGCCGTCTTTTCTGCATCAGTCATTTCTGTTAAATCCCAAACATCTGTCCACACGCCATTAACTTTTTGATAGGTTGGTTCAGTGCTATTAAGAACTTGATAAACTGTAGGCCTTGGTATTTCAACCCTTATAAAGGGTTCCCAATTTGATGGGACTGAGCCAAACGCATCAATCAGATTATCTTCGAATGCAGGATGATTAACAGGTTGACCATTTTCAACTTGAATGTACAAATTCATTTTCTACCTCTTTATGGAGAACCAGCGCAAGTTGATGGGAATGAACGAGATGATCCGGGCCATATGATACGCACAGCACCTACACCGCCGCAAGCTCCAGTATAAGCATAAGAACAAGCGGTGGAAACATTAGCACATCGGTAACCTCCGCCTCCGCCTCCGCCTCCATATGCCCCACCATTACCATTAGTCGCATACGCACAACCACCATTAGCTCCAGAAGATCCACCGCCACCTGAAGTAGAGCCACAAGTACACCCATGCCCACCAGCTCCACTACATCCTTGGCCTGATATTCCTACGCCTCCACCTCCACCAGCTTGTGATATAAACGATGTGCATGCAGTCCCACGTGAGTTACCACCTCCGCCTCCGCCACCTCCCCCAGATCCAGCGGTAGCCTGATAGCCGTTACATGGGTTTGATCCATTACCTCCATTGCCAGAATATCCCCCTGCACCTCCTCCTCCAGATGTTATATACCCCTGAGCTTTTCGACCTTTTCCACCATTTCCGCCTCCTGTTCCAGTATATGATCCTCCCGTTGCACAGCCAGAACAAGAACCGTAAGCGCCTTTTCCACCTGTTCCGCCGCCGCCATTTACGGTTCCAGTTGAAATAAAATAACTAGTTCCTCCATTAGCACCACGAGAGGCCGGATTACAACAAGGAAAAACTGCACCATATGATCCACTACCACCTGTTCCTTTAGCACCAGCAACAACGGTGTATCCATTTCCGGGAGTAACGGAAATGTTGTTTTTATAGCCTAATCCGCCGCCGCCGCCACCAGTTCCAGAACGAGCGGTGGAATAAGCAGAAAACCCGCCACCGCCACCACCACCGCCACCAACAGCTACAACTGAAACACTAGTAACCCCTGCTGGAGCAATCCAAGTGTAGGTACCAGCAGTTGTATAAGATTGAGAGCCTGCCGCCGCATTTGTTGAAGCAGTTGCATTTCCACTATACGAACCATAGCCAATTGCATTCTGCGCCCTGACGTGGAATGTGTAACTTGTTCCAGCAGACAACCCAGTTACTGAAATTGGGCTAGATGAACCTGTTGCTGTGTTTGTACCAGATGAAGTACATGCCACTTGATACCCTGTAATTGGCGATCCACCGTTGTAGGATGGTGCTGTAAAAGAAACAGAAATTGCAGAAGTGCTTGTTCCTGTAGCTGTACCAATGGTAGGAGCACCCGGTACACCAGCATAAGAGCCACCAACAAAAGCATTAAGTATTCCACTCATGTCACATTAGTTCCTGTTAAGAGCCATTGAGTTGTTGCAATCTTGATGCAGTTTGCTACACCATATTGCGCTAATGTTCTTGATCCTGTGCTACCACCCTGTGCCCATGTCAATGTGTCAGAGTTTATAGCAATTGTTACATTGCTTGCAGACATATTGATAAATTGAATGACTGTGCCTAGAGGATATGCTACAGAAGCATTGGCAGCAATTGTAAATGTACGTGCGTTGGCGTCCGATGATGGGTGAAAAATACAGTACCCTGCATCACCCAATACAGTTGTGTATGCGGCTGATTGACTGTTTTGTGGAATGCTCAAATAACCAAGACTTGCACTAACAGGAGGCAATGTCATGGTGGTGCTATCTGTACCAGTAAAAGTGATTGAATTGTTAGCTGTTAATGTTTTTCCATCAGCTATGGTCAAAGTTGAGCCTGTAGCTGGTGCAGTCAAAGTAACTTTATTAATTGTTGTTGCTGATGCAACGCCCAAAGTTGGAGTTGTCAAAGTTG